CCGCCTACCCCCGCTGCAAAATATTCGCCACCATGATTGGTCTCCCATCGGCCTTTTGCCTTACTATCTTCACGCAGTGTAACATTTCCAAAGATCTGTTTATACTCCTTGGTCGCCATTAAGTTTCTAACTTTGCTACCGAACCTTGATGCAAGTTCTGCGTTGTGTGATACCTGCATAATTTTTTTCTTTGGATACTTTCCAATATACCAAGCAGGAAATAAGTAAGATGCAAATTCAGATTTAGTATGTCTAGGAGGCATGTTAATAATGAGCCTCTTTGCATCACCATCAGCTATATCATGAAATGCTTCTGCAATAACCTGGTGATGGCCTTTGCCTAATTTTTTAGTATCTTTTCTATAAATAAAATCTTGCCAAACATTTTCAGCGAATATCAAAAAATTATCTTGGCATAATTTAATATATTCTAATTGTTTTTTAAGAATTATATCTTTAAGTTCTTCTTCAGTTAAATGCTCAGTATTCATAAAATTTTATATACCCCCAGGGGCTAGGGGACCCATATAAAACAAAGGGTCCTTTTTTACAATAGACTAATAAAAAAACACTTTCAACTATTTCATACCGTTTGGGACCCTAGTGTTTCTATGTATTATGCTTTGTAAACCTCTTTGTCAAAAAAACACGCTGGTTTCAACGCGAATTCTTGGAACGCGTTTGGGTTTTTATGGTCGTGGAAAGTATGAGCCTTCTGGGGTGTGGTGTGTGACGCGTGGTGTCCACGCGTCACAGATAAGATTACTTGGTAAGTATATTTACTAATGATTGGAATTTAGTCAGTATGTTTTGTCTAAACTCATCAACACATCTGTTGCCTTGATTTTCTAAGATATGCTTTTCAACTTCACTCTCCAACATCTTGTACATAACTTCATAGTTAAGTTTGGTTTCAGTCTTGCTATCAACTGTTGTGGTGTTGGATAGTTCAGTACCTCTAACTCTATTAGCAAGGGTTTGGGCAATAGTGATAAGATTACTCATTCTCACCCCCTACTGCCTTAAACTCATTGTACTCAATTTCAGTACAATACTTGTAATATAGATCGTTATGTTGTTCTCTAAATAGTTTGCTCTCAAACTTAGATCGTTTTCTTTTGATCTTTTGCAAACCATAGCTAACACCATTCTCATCTTGTCCGATCAACAAGTTGGCTTTTGTTCTTGTGAAAGTATCATCAACATTTTGCATTAATGTCTCGATCTCTTTCATTGTTCTTCTAACTTGCATTTTCAATTTAGCAACTGCAACAACTGATTTCAGTTCTATTGCTTTTGCTTTTTTTACTGCATTTGTCATAGTACCTCTTTGTTAAGTTATGCAATCTTATGATTGCAACATCTGTATATATCTCATTAAATCTTATTGCAACAAAATATTTACATCAGTTTAACTTTTTTTTATCTCTCTTTTTAAAATCACTTAACCAATTAACCTCTTTATCTTTTGTGATTGTAATGTTTGGCTCAACCTGTACTTGTAAATGATTTCCAAACATCTCTCGCAACTGCCTGACAAACTCCTGCTGTAGCTCATCAGCTGTTTTAATATCCGAGCTTGAACGAGACGAGGAACGAGGCGAGGCGACATCTGTCGCCTCGTTTTTAATTTTCTTTACCACGAACAATCGTAGGCAATCTTCCTACCCTCTTTAAGTTGTTCCTTACACCATTCAATGAAGTCTTTGTCTTGTGCTTTGTATTCTTGCACAGCTTCATCTTGCCATTGGTGTCCCCAGAAGAAACCATCTTCAGCTTTACAATCTGCGTAGCCTTTCTGAAATTGTTCCTCTAGTCTCTTGACCACATCTTCAGTAATCTCAACTCCACCTTGACCACCATTGAAACCTAGTGATTGTATCATTGAGTTATGTTCGGCATTTGGTTTTTGTCTATCGAATTCATACGCGAAGAACTGTTGTAGCTTTGCGTGTTTTCTCCAATAGAACTCGTCATGCACTTCGCCATTACTATCACGAAGTCCTGCGTATTGGTCTAGTCCCATATCTTTCTCCTTTGTTATTGGGTTAAACATTTACCTCTTATCAAATCCCAGAACGACACGCAAGAACTTTTTTTATTTTATTTTTCATTTCCTTCCTGCACCCCAATTTTTGTTAAGTTACCCGTGCACCATGCTTTTTATAACGAGATGAGAAAATACCTCGCCTCATTAAACGAGGCGAGGTTATAAGTTTTTATTTACCTGTGAAAATTACATCAAACCCATAATGACACTCAAGGTACCAATCTTGAGGGTTTTTCATCATATTATAACTTTTTGGAAATGCACCTAAAGAGTAAGCAACCCCCCAATCATGAATAGGGCAAGCTTCATAACCAACCATATCACCTTCCATTCTACCACCCCATTTTTTATAATCAGTTTTGTAGGTTTCCCATTTTGGATCGTGACCAAATTCTTTGGCTATTTTATCCAATGCTTCTTTTAGTTGTTTACTAGCTTCTTTTAAATCAACTTTATTCGTTACAAAGTCTGGTAAATGCTTTGCAAAGATTTTTTCTTCATGTGTCATTTATTTTCTCCTTTGTTAGTTTGTTCTATCTCTTATCAACTCCCATATATTAATGCAACAACTTTTTTAAATTATCTTTTAGAATTATTCTAAACTAGAAAGGTAAGCCATTGTGCTTCCAACCCCCGTGCACCAGCTCCTGCTTCTGCTGGTCCCCGTGAAGGTATGTTTGTTTCTCAAACGAGAACGAGGAACCGAGTGCTGAAACGAGAAAAATCGCCATCAGGAAAACGATCCAGCCAGTTACTCTTGGGAAGAGTAACCAGCCGAATAGGACTAGACTAATGAAACCGAAAATCATTCCTGCAGCTCCTGAGCGCGAACTTCTACAGCCCACCAGACCAAATCATTTACCAATTGGGTCAGCGAGCCAGGATCCTTCGAGATGTGTTGCAGAAATTCTCCCTTCTTCAGGCCGTGCTGGTCAGCGTGGTCTGCTAGCATATCCCAGATCTCATTCTCATGACGAGTGTGAAAGGCAGAGGTTTCATCGTAATAAATAATACCGGCAACGCCCCCACTGCATCCGTGCTTGGCAATGTCTGAGATGAGTCCTAGCTCCTGCTCTTCATATGCGCGCAGGCATTCGGTGATCGTTTTGTGTTCTACCCAACTAGTCGACATCTTGCACCTCCTCTAGGTCATCCTCATCGATTCCCTCGCAGAACGAAGAATGATCCCCGGTGTACTCGTAAACTTTTCCATCAATCGATTCACCGTTTTCATCTACCTTTTGAAACGTCAAAGAGTGAACTTGTAGTCCGTAAAATTTTTTTACCATGATATCACTCCTGTCCAGGTTAAAGTTAAAAATGCCATCATCATAAATGTGGCTTCAGGCATATATTTTTTCATTTGCTCTCCTTAAGTTACGTGGCCACCGAAGTTTACACCGAAAGGTTACCTCCTGACATGGCCACAAGTTCCAGTATTTAAGCTTGACTCCTAGAATTCAATCGAGTCAATGCGGGATTGCTGTATCACCCTGCGGGATGGCTAAGTCTTTTCAGTGCACTTCCCCGTCCGCAGACCTTACATAAGACCTCATGGGATAAATGTCAATAGCTTTTTTTTATTTTTTTTAATCTTTCTTCGAAATGAATTTTTCTATCTTCGGGTAGCTCAGCTACTGCTTCCGTCACCAGCTCCTGAAGGGACTGGTTACGCTGGGTCAGCTCGTCTAGTTTCTTGTTATATGCCCGAGATTTGTTTTCTGATCTAACGAGATCGAGAGCGTCAAAGTCTACTGCCATGTGTTCCTCCTTTTCCTACCACCACCATTACCCATTCGGTGTCCTTTGTCAAATAGAATTTCCACCAGCGTCCTGATCCATGTGCACCGGTCTTCCTGCAGGTGACATGCAATTTACCTGCTTCCCGAGAACGAGAACGAGATATCTGCCACCGAGAACGAGAAAACCCCAAGCCCTTCGGGCTTGGGGTGAAAATTGTTAATCTAATAATACCATGTATTCTTTTGGAAAGTTCTCAATAAACCAATCGAGACCTTTCCGATGGGTCTGCCAATCCTTAAACATTTCTGATCCCATAATAACATCGTACACAGCGACAGCGAAAGCGGGCAACATGCACGACTCACCGCCAAATCTATTTTTGACTTCTTCCTGTGTAGTTGGATCTTCGGGCAAAGCAACCGAGAAAGGCAACTTATATTCTTTATCGTTATACGTAATGGTTTTAGTCATATCTTCTCCTTTGTTAGTTTTAACATAGATAAGATACAATGGGATATATGTCAATACTATTTTTTAAAATAATTTTCTTAATC